TGGAAAAGTAGGCATCAGCCTGCTATTCACGATTTAGAAGGTGGAGAAATTGATTCTGCACCTAAAAGATTTTTCTTTGAAAAATCTTACGATCATATCGAAGTAGTAAGACGCGGGACAGATATGATTGTTGATTCTAGTTCTGAAATAGATATAAATATTACAGATACTTTACCTTTACCTCCGGTCCATGACGGATCAAAGATACGACGTAAAACATTATGGACTATATTAAATTTTAGACCTAATGATAATGAAGATGTAAACTCTTTTAGACGTCAATTAATAATGGACCTTATTTTAACAGGAAACTGTTATCAATATTGGGATGGAATGAACTTATTCCATTTACCTTCAGAACTAGTAGAGGTTGTCACAGATAAAAAGGACAAAGTAAAGTATTATAAGTATGATAGTGATGTAAAGTTTTATCCAAATGAAATAATTCATACTAAGGATAACTCTGGTACTTCAGTTTATGTTGGTACTAGCAGATTATACTCTGCACATCGCAGTATTACAATATTACAGAGTATGTTAAATTTTCAGAATGACTTTTTTGATAATGGAGCAGTTCCAGGTTTAATTATTCAAACTCCTAATATTTTAGGTGATAGGATTAAACAAAAGCTGTTAGCTGCCTGGCAGCAACGTTACAAACCTAATGCAGGTGGAAAACGTCCGTTATTACTTGATGGTGATATGAAAGTAAATCCATTGAGTCAAGTGAAATTTAATGAATTAGATTTTGAAGATTCAGTAATGTCACATGAAAAGAAAATCCTGAAAGCACTAGGAATTCCTCCAGTGTTAATGGATTCTGGAAATAACGCAAATTTAAGACCTAATATACAGCTATTTTATGAAATGACAGTTTTACCAATAACGGCCAAGGTCATAGCTTCATACGAAAAGTTTTTCGGGTGGGACATGGAGCCTGAACTAGTAAAAGTTCGTGCATTACGTCCTGAACTGAAAGAAGCCGGCCAATATTTTACAGGATTAGTAAATAATGGTATTATGACCGTCAATGAAGCGCGAGCCGAATTAAGATTAGATCTTAGCACCGAAGAACATGCGGATGAGCTAAGAATTCCACAAAATATAACTGGCAGCGCAACAGACCCTTCAGAAGGGGGCAGACCTGAAGAAGAGGATGAGAACGATTAAATCGAGGAAGTAATATGCTAACTAGAGAGAAAGTTCTAAAACTCTATGTACCGATTGAAACAAAAGAAGCGCACGGTGAGGAAGATAATAGTTTACAAATCACCGGCCATGCTAGTACTAACGATGAGGATCGTACCGGAGATATTATTGTATCTGACGCATGGAAAAAATCGGGAGCTTTAGATAGTTATCTAAAAAATCCAGTTGTTTTAGCATATCATGATCCATCACGTCCAATTGGTAAAACAATTGGCCACGAGGTTGATGAGAAAGGATTAAAGATAACTGCTAAGATTAGCAAAGCAGCAGGCGATATTATTGAACTTATTAAAGAGGGCATACTTTCTGCTTTCAGTGTAGGTTTTATGATAAAGGATGCTGACTTCGATAACAAATCTGGTATTTTTATTATTAAAGAGCTAGAATTACTCGAAGTTAGTGTAGTATCAATTCCTGCTAACCAAAATGCGCTTTTCAGTATTGAGAAAAATTTCAAAAATGCTGATGAGTATAAAGAGTTTAGAAAACAATTTATCAAAGAAGAAAGTGAGGAGACTTTAATGGTTGATAAAACTAAAGATAAGGTTGAAGAGCAACCTATCGATATAGCTAGTTTAGCGGCACAAATTAAAGCTTTAGTCAAAGATGATATGAAAGCTGAAGAAGAAGCTGCTAGAAAAGCTAAAGAAGCAGAGGAAGCAGAAGCTAAAAAAGTTGAAGCTACCGCGACTACTGCTGCTGAACGTCTAATCGCTGATCTACGTAAAGAGCTTGTTGAAAAAGAAACTTCTCTATCTGAAGCCCTAGCTGAAGTTAGAGATAGTTTGAAAGCTAATGCGGAGAGCGGTGACTTAGAAAAAGCGTTTGCTGCTGAAAGAAAGAACAAAATGAAGTTTGTTGATGATGCAGATCGTAACGCATTTAAGGGCCTTGACGCCGACAAGAAAGATGGTATTCTATATGCTTCTAAAATTCTTGGCGTTCCAGCTACAGAAACGAAGACTTTTAAAGACTTTGTAGTTAAGTCTGGAATGGAGCACTGGGCTCCTGGTGTTACAGGTGAATGGGAAGATGAGTATTCTACGCGTGTACAAAACGCTCTACGCGAAATGCTAGTTGTAGAAAATCTATTCACAACTATTCCTATGAGTACACCTACTCTAAATATGCCAATCAATCCGGAAGCTGGTGACGCAACTTGGGTTCACCAAAGTCGTTTCCGTTCTGAATTAGCACGTGGTGATGAAACAACAGCAGATACAGCATCTTCTGGTGAAGCACAAGATCATCAACTAACAGAACAAACATTGATTGCGTATAAGCTAGCTACACGTGAGTATATTGGTTACGAAGAAGAGGAAGATTCAATTGTAAGTCTTGCTCCAATTATTCGTGATGCTGTAACTCGTAGAATGGCTCGCGCATCTGATACAGCTGTACTTCGTGGTACTGGTGTTACAACAACCGCATCTTTTGATCCTATTCTAGGTCTAACAGGTCGTGGTGCTAATACAACTGACGTTACTGTAGCCGGTGGTGCTGGTTGGGAAGCAAACGTAACTGAAGATGCTGTAGTAGATATGCGTCGTAATCTGGGTATTTATGGTTTAGATCCAAGTCAATTAGTTCTAATTGTATCTCATGATTACTACTATGAACTAATGAAGCTAGGTAACTTCAAGACAGTCGATGTTCTAGGTGATCGTGCAACGATTATCACAGGACAAGTTGGTGCTATTTTTGGAGTTCCAGTTCTAGTTTCACAAGCATTTGACAATGCAGCTATTACAGCAGGTACCGTTGGTACACCTCTAGCTGTTATGGTTCGTCCAAGTAACTTCGTGCTAGGTTCTCTACGCGGAATTACAACAGAAGCAGATAAAGATATTGTTAACCAGAAACGTGTAATCGTTTCTTCACGTAGATTCGCATTCCAGGATATTATCACTGGAGAAGCTACAGTTAACTTAGAAATCGCATCTTAATCTTAGCTGAGTGGGTGGGGAGTTTCCCCACCCACCACTTTACTTATTTAGGGGTATCATGGCTGACTTAATTACACTTCCTGATTACAAAGAATATAAAGGAATAAATAGTACTTCAAGAGATGGAAAAATACAATCTCTTATTTCTTCAGTATCTGATTTAGTAGAAAACTATTGTGCAAGAAAATTTACACAGTATTCTAGTGTTAGTACTCCTAAAGTAGAGTGGCACGATGCAAAAACTAATTGCGTAACATTAAAAGAGTTTCCAGTTATATCAGTTATATCAGTAAAAACTTCAGAAGATGGTGGAGTAACGCAAACTTTACTTACAGAAGCTTCTACTGATAAAATTGGATATTTTGTAGATTTAGATGCCGGTACAGTTTTTACTCAAGTATCGACGGAAAAGTTTCTTACATCTTATGATGTGGCTTATAAAAGTTTAGAAGTAACGTATACTGCTGGGTATACAACAAGTAGCTTACCAAGAGACTTACAATTATGTGTTTTAGACTTGGTACATTATTATGAAAATGATGAAAACGCGCCTAGTAAGAGCCTTTTGGGTGCTACTATCGATAATCCTCAGCCTTACATTGCTAACAGTTTTCCGCCACATATTCGACGTATCTTAGACTTATATAGGTATAGTGAATAATGGGAGTTAAAATAAGACCAGGATTAAAAGCTAAACTTAACAAATTATCTAGAGATAAAGATGGTAAGTCTACTATAAAAGTAACAGAAAATGTAACAGAAACTCCACCAATAAAACCTAAAACTAGAAGTACTAAAGCAGGAAAGGCTAGTAAAGCTAGAAATCTTAATACGTTAGCAAAAGAAGTTAATGAAATAAGTGCTGATGCAATTCGTAAAGAGATGAAACGTGATCCACATGTTTTAGTAATAAATAAAGCACAATTTACTAGTTTAATTAAGGATCATTTTGCAGAATTAAAACGTGCTGCATCAAAAACTGAGGATGAAAATTTAA